GGGCGGAAAGCACACAAACAGCCCCTTCTTGGCGGCACGCTTCTCGGCGAAGGCCGGGGAGTTCCCGACCACACCGGCGGCCTTAGCCTCTATAAGCGCCTCACTCAGCCTCTTCAGTTTCCCCACCGGGGCCTCCAAAAAACTCAAGCGCCCCAGACTCAACCGAATCATTCTCGATGTCCTGCGCCCGCGCCTCTTCCATTGTCTTCGCAGCAGCAGCCCGCTTCACCATCGTATCCGCGTCGATATTCGCAATCTCATGCGGCAACTTCTCAAACCGGGCCTTCATTTCAAGAAGGTCATTCTTCAGCCGCTCATTCTCAGCCTGCCACTTGTCCTCTCTCGACTCTCTATCCTCATCAAGCCGCTGCAACTCGCGCTCATGCCCAAGCTGCATTTTCTGAATCTCAACCTCCAGCTTCGCCTTGGCAATCTGCTGACGCTCACCGTCCAACTGCTGCTGCCTAGCCTCAAGCTCTGCCTGCATCTTCTGAAGCTCTTGCTGCTCATCAGACGGAGGAGGCGCTTTCTGATCGCCGGGGTCGGTAAAAAACATAGACGGGTCTTTCAGGTTGGCGTTCTTCACCAACTCAGAGGCGGTGTTGAACACGTTCCTCGGGGTGACCACAAGGTTCATCCCACCGCCCTGGATAATCTCGGCCTGCTTTGCGCCGATGGCGTTTAGGTGGATGAGGTTCTGCTCGCGGGTTCCAATACCCAGCCCGATCTGAACCGTCATGTCCTCCCGCGTTCTCCACGATGCCGGGTGAACCTCGACAAACCTGTTTCTCAGCCGAACAACTTTCGCCTTGTCCTGATGTTTCAACAGCATTTCGTGGATGTGCAGGAACAGCGACTTAATGCCGGTCTCGGCAAATATCCTGGCGATGGTCTCGATCTTCGCCTTGGAGATGTCAACCGCAGCCGACAGAACAGACTGCTGAATGTTCTTCAGGGACTCTGGTGACAGCGCCTCACTGTCAGCCCGCACCCCAGTCCGGTCACGCTTCACCTTGTCGAAGTATTCGAGCATCGGGAAGGTGGCACCAGCGGTAAACGGAACCGTCATGGGCGCATACGCCTCATTCGGATTGCCCGCAAACCTTGCGACCCTTCCTATCCGGGTTGTAAGCAGGTCATCGAGCGTGTTTTCGCTCATCCTGCGCTCATCAACCGCATGGCCGGGATTGTTGGTGCGGTACAGGTTGTTCAACACCTGACGGAGTAGTGTCGTCGATGTCTCCATAACATCTATCACTATCTCGGCCACAGATTGCCCAATATGCTTGTGCGGCAGAGGGCGAGGGCAGATAACGTGGAACGGCTGACGGTCTACGGTCTCATTAGCGACCTTGCCATCCTTCCACTTCAGCAGTTCCCCGCCGCCCGTGTATACCTGGCGCAGTTCTGACCGGCCATCCCCGTCATAATCAACCTTGATGTACGCTACACAAACGAGAATCTCCTCGCGTGACTTGTCCACCGGCTTCCCGAGGGTGTCGTCCGTCTTGCGCTTGCGTACCCGCTTTTCTGCCGATGTAGCTGTGGTGGCGTCAATGGCTGGAAGTTTATAGACCTGATCCTTGTCAAACCCCATAGAAACCAGATCAGAGCGGGAGATAGGACGCTCCCTGCCCACCATGCGGGCATCAGACGGGTCCAGTCCTCTGGAGTCATTAGAGATGCGATATTCATCCGGGGGGACGCACTCGATGTTGACCTTCCCCGGCCTCTTTTCGATCCTGCGGAACTTGACGCTATGCAGAATAACCGGCTCGCCCAATTCATCAAGATCGCCCGATTCCGTCTCTGACCGCTCAAGCGCCTCTAACTCATCGTCATCCAGCAGCTCTGCCAACTCGACTTCATTCAGGTTCTCATAGGATTCATAGGTGATTTTCTCACTCTCATCCCACCATGCCATGACGATGCCGATCTTTGACACGAGGGCATCGAAGAACCAGAAAAACATCAACATGAAGGCGTTCTTCTGCTCTTTGAAGAACACATGATTCACATAGTCCGATTCCTGCTCCGCAGCCGCAACGTCCTCTTCTCCAACCGCGTCGAACTGGGTCAGGTTATCCGCAGTTGTGAAGATTCTCAGCAGCGACGGCATAATCCCGTCAACAATCTCAGCCACATCAGAAGTGACCACCTCTGATTCGCCCTCGACTTCATTGCCGAACGGCTCGGACAGGTATCTCTCCCACGCCAGCGCCCGCTCTTTGGATATTTCCCCACCGGGGCCACCAACGGCATTCTTGAACTCTGTCTGGACTATCGCCAGCAGGTCTTCGTCTGTCATCTTCAAATCATGGCTACCTTGGGGTATGTTTTCGTGCTCTGCTTCCACGAGCGTTCCGCACGGGCGTACTCGAGGCTTCCCACCGCATAGCGGGTCGCCGCCATCAATGGATGTGTGTCTCTAGGCACTTGCTCATCGACCCGGTTGTATGTCTTGAATTCGTCCTGCCACTCTTTCAGCCGGGAATCGACCTTGAAGCGTCCAGACCTCGATCTGGCCCAGACCTCCCTAGCCATAGTCTCCGCCAGAGCATCAGTTTCAACAGTTCTGTCAGGGAGCATATTGCAGCCCCTATCCAGCAACTTGTCGGCAATCTCCTTGTTCTCCCACGCCACAGGAACCCACCGGCCACGAGCATTTAGCGCGTCTGCAATCACCGGGAGAACCTCCCTGGTGAACCTGCAGGCGTCATAGACGTGTACAACGTCATTGTCAGGGTCTCGGGCCATCCATACGGCTGCGGCATCGCCATTCGCCTGGAATCTCAGCCCAGCGATGCGCTGCCAGTGGGGTTGAATCATTTCGGGATTCTTGCGCCGTTCTTCCGGGCCTTGTCCAAAGCAATCGCCCGCCGCATACGTTCTGCGGCCTTGTCGCCCTGTGTCCTGCGTACCTGCCGGACCCTTTCCGGGGGTTTCGCCTTAACCTCGTGGAAAGCCTCTCGAATCAAATCCTTTGTGCGGCTCAAACCACCTCCTCCAGAATGTTGTCCAGTTCGACCGGCATTACAGGGTTGTTCATATCTTCAGATGCAACCGCCACCGCCATAGTCAGAGCCACAATTCCATCAATCCGCCCGGTGGCCCGCTTCTTGTCGAGCTTCCGGTTGCCAGCCTCGTCTTTCTTGGCGATGGCATTAGCCGCGCACATGGTAAGAACAGGGTGATTACCGTGTCTGAGCCTATCATTCAGCAAAAGCGACTCCAGCGTTCTAATTGCCGGACTCATTGAGAAATAACCCTGCCCAAAATCCACAAAATGCTCGTCAATGAACGATTCAGATAGCCCCGCTTTTACCAGCCACGGTCTCAAGTGCCGCATATTGTAACGATCGAAGGCAATCTTCCGTAGATCCATCGTGTCGAAGGCTTGAGCGATCAGTTTCGCCACATACTCATACTCGACCGACTTCCCTGGCGTCGTCTGTAACACCCCCTGGTCCCGCCAAACGTCATAGGGAACCCTGTCAGTACGCGCTCGGTCGGCAATTCCGTCCTCTGGGAGCCAAAACGTAGAACGAACCCCGAAAGTACCGCCAACCGGCGACACCATTACGAACGCCGTCAGGTCACGAGTCTCTGAAAGGTCTAAACCAGCGTAAACCTGACCCCACCCTTCAGGGTTTCCGCCATTTGAGTCCCAAACAGTCTTCGGAATCAGGGGCGCATTAGCCTCGACCCGCTGATTCAGGATCAGATTGCGATATTCCGCCTCCCGATCAGGCATCCGCTCCGCTGCGCGGGCCATGTCCATGACCTCCCGCGCATTCTGGAAATCCCCAAATGCCGGATTCGCCTCTCGGATGGTTTCTTCCGAAAACGGGTCGGCGTCTTCCGGCGCGGTGTACAGCTTGACCACCACCCGTGGGTCATGCCCCGCCAGAGCGTCGTCTATCAGTCTGGACAGCAGATCGTTATCCGTCGGAGCTTGGGTCGAGATAATGACCGACAGCGGCGCATCGTGGGCGCTCGTGGCAGTCTCTATTGCCTCATACAGCTCGGATCGCGGGCCTCTAACCTGCCCCAACTCGTCGTGGACCGTGAATATGGGAGATAGTCCATAGGCGGTTGTGGCGTCGGCAGAAAGCGCCCGATAAACGGTCCCCAGCTCCTCACAATACAACTGCTTCGCGGTGTCCCGAATCGCCACGTACTCAGACAATTCCGGCGACATCCGCACAATCTTTGCAGCCAGCCCGAACAGAATAGCCGCCTGATCCCTGGACTGAGCCGCGCTATAAAGTTGACTGTTATGCCTTGCCTCCGGCCCGCATAAGTGGACTAAGAGCAGGAACGCAGCAAGCGCCGTTTTCCCATTCTTCCGGCCAAAACTGAGGATGGCTCGACGTGTCCCGTGAGGGTTGCCATAAATCCGCTCAATCTCCTGTTTCTGCCAATCGCGCAGAACCACCGGCTTGCCAACATCAGCCCCTTCGGGAACCCGGCAATGCCTCTCGATCCACTCAATAACCGCAGCAGACCGCGCATCTACTCCCAAGGCTTAATCGCGCCCTTCGGCTTCTTCTTCTCCGGGTGGTAGGTCGATTGTTGCGAAATCCTCATCCGGGTTGCCAGAGAGGAAATCGCTCGACCTTCCCGTTCCTGCATTTTCAGCAGCCGGTCATAGTCCTCCAGCGAAAAACTTTTATCCTCCTCAGCCGCCTTTACCAGCTGGGCAACCCTGCGGGCCGCCACTATATGTCGGCAATACTGAGCCAACATCCCCCAGGTCTCACGGGGGAACCATTCCGCCGATAACCTGTTGACGACCTCTCGCCATTCATCCGCTTGCTCGTCGGTCAGTTCCGCCGGTGGTTCCGCTCTGGGAATCTCCACGACGCCGTTATGGTTGACGACCTCTAGAGAAGCGGCAGATTTCCTACCGCGCTG